CCGTCGGAATCCACGAGGTCCATGAAGGCGACCTCGCCCTTGGTGAGGCCGTCGATGCCGAGCGCCGAGTCCGCGCCCGAGATGAAGTTCTTGTTGCCGCCCCCCACGCTGAAGAACGCAGCGTTGTTCATGAACGCCGTCCAGAAGACGTCGTTGATCTTCAGGCCCGAGCCACGGCCGAGCTTACGGGGAACCGTGGTGATGGCCCCGAGATCGTCGTTGATGATGTCGCGGCGATCAATCGACAGCATCAAGCCGTAGGTGTCGGCCTTGTTGGTGTAGGTTTCCTCGCCGAGCGTGCCCTGTTTGAGTTCGCCGCCGGGAGCGACCTGCTCGTACTGGTCCTTGCCGACCAGGCGGTAACTGGTGACGGTCTTGAAGTCCGTGACGCTGCGCACGGCGCAGATGTTCCGCCACGTGCGCTCCACGCTGTAGAAGCCGTCGAGCAGGAACTTGTTGGCGACCGTCGAGAGGATCCCCGCGATGCTGATCGTGCTGCCCCCGACCGACGCCTCGATGCCGCGCCCGAAGGCGGCGTCCATCACGCCCTGCCAGTCGCGGAACGTGCGTCCGGTGTAGCCGTTGGCCCAGGCCGCGTGCAGCAGGAGTTCCTGCAGGCCCAGCGTGCGACCGAACGCGCGGCTGGCGGCCTCGAGGTCCCGCTCCTCACAGTGCTTCTCCGGGCTCTCCATGCGGCCCGACAGGATGCACGCGGCCTCGAGCACCCTGTGGGTGACCGGGCCGCGCCCGTGGGCCTGGATCATCGGGGCCTCGGGAGCCTTCGGGCGGCTGGCGCGGAGCACCTCGAGTTCGGTGCGCGTGGCGTCCCACCCGTCGCGGATCGCCTGCGACTCGATCTGCGGGTGCTGGCCCGCGCACAGACGCCGGATCGCGCTGATGCGGTCGGTCTCGGCGGCCATCTGGGCCCGCAGATCCATGATCCGATTGCTCGGGTTGCTCGGGTCGGTCGCGCCCTTTGCCGGAGTACCGGGAGCCGCCTGCAGCGGCGCGGCTTCGGCGTCACCCGAGGCCGCGATGCTGGCGGTGGTGCTCCCGTCGGCACCGAGGTCGACGAAGCTGATCTCGCCCAGCGTCGACTTGCGGACGATGTTGAGCGGGCCCTGCACCTCGCGGCCGTTGACCGTGGCGGACTGGTTCTCGCGGAGGAACTCGAACGCCTCGACGCTGGTGCCGACCGACGCCTGCCACGGGAAACCGTTGCGGGCCGAGGCCACGACCTCTTTGGCCGCGTGCGTGTCGCGGGAGACAACTCCGGACGCCACGAGCTTGCCGTCCTCGACGGTCACGGCGTTGGTGTGACCGACGCCCGCGGCGGCGTCGTGGCCGAAGCGGATCGGGCGGACCTGCGAGGGGATCGCCAGGCCCGCCAGGTCGATCACCACCGGGTGCCGCCAGCCGGAGACCTTCATCGGGCCGCCGGTGTACGCGACCATCCGGAAACGCGGGAGCGCGGTGCCACCCCCGGCGTCGCCGCCAGCTGCGGCGATGAACTCGAACTCCGCCTCAGCCGTCAGCGACAGGCTCTTGTGCGCAGGGGTGGGGGTGTCGGTGTCGGCGGCCTTGTGGGCGCGGATCACGAGCGGATGGTCGTTGAAGGCGATGGTGTCAGACGGCATGGGCTTCGGTCTCCTGTTCCTCGTCGCGCCCGGGGGCGGACTCTTGCTGAGCGATCGCGGCCACCGGGAGCCCGAGCTCGGCCATGAGCGCGAGTTCCTTGGCCCGCTGACGGAGCTCGTCCTCCCAGTCGCGCCCCTGGCGGGCGTACTCGTGGGCGAGCGTGGTGGTGTGGTTGGTCAGGCGCGTGGCCTGCGCGTTGGCTTCCTTGGCCGGGTCGACGTGCTCGACGCCATCCCAGAACCAGGTGTGCGGCGTCGCCGCCCCGCGCACCCGCATCGACTGCGGGAGCAGCCCTTCGACGAGCGTCGCCTCGTCGAGCCAGGCCTTGAGCAGGCGGTCGAGGACCGCAAGCCGCAGGTGGTGCTGGTCGACGCGCAGGCTCTTGAAGTACGTCTGGTGGTCGAGGCGGCCGCTGGCGTAGTTGTACCCCGAGGAGTTCCCCGCCGCGACGTTGAACGGCATGTTCAGGCAGCGCGCGATCTCGTTGAGGATCTCGCGCTTGAACTCGGCGTAGCTCGTGGTCGGCTGCTCGGCGTGGACCTGCCCGAGCTTCCAACCGCCGGGGAGCACCGTCGCCATCCGCTTCTCGAGCTCGACCTCGTCCATCGGCTCGAGCGGATCGGCCTCGCCGTTGGCCGGCGCGTCGGTGTAGAGCACGGCGGCGAAGTCGGCGGCGGTCTCGGCGGCCGCGATGACCGCGAGCGTGTATCGGCGGAGCTGCGCGAACAGCGGCAGCGCCGGGGTGATGTCCGGAACGCCGCGCAGCTGCCCGGGCCGATCGGGCCGGAAGTAGTGCAGCACGCTGCTCGCGGGGAGCGTGTCGAGCTTGGGCTCGGCACCGACCCCGGGACCAGACCAGTCGTTGGCCTCGCCCGGGTGGTGGCGCAGCACGCGGTACGCGGCGGGGAGTCCGTAGGCGTCGAGCACGATGCCGTCGGCCTCGCTCGGCACCGCGCGAGCGCCCCGGGTCCACGGCAGGTGTGGTGATGCCACCTGCTCGGGCTCGATCAGCCGCAGGTCGAGCTTGACGGGCGAGTCGATGCCGGGGCTGCTGACCAGGAGCCCGAACGCCTCGCCGCTCTCGGCGCGGGCCATCCGCATGGTGCGGAGCTTGCCGGGCAGGTCGATCGACGCCGCCCACGCCTCGAAGAGCACCTCGACGCGCCGGTTGGCCGTCGCGTCGTCGGTGAGCATCTGGAGCCTGGGGCCGGTACCGACGGTGTCGTTGGCGAGCGTGAGAACGATACCCTTGGCGTAGGAGTTGTTGGCGACCTCGTAGCGGGAACGGTTGCGGAGGACGCGGCGGACCTCGGGACTGACGGCGGCGTTGGGCGAGAGGCCGTCGGCGCTTGCCCAGTGCTTGCGGTTGTCGGCGGTCGTCTGCGCCGAGTCGAACTTGGCGACGACCAGGCGGCGGCTGCCGCGTGGACCACTTCCGTGCGGTGCACGCGACGCCGCCGGGGAGGGAGAGTCGGCAGGAGTCCTGCGGTGGGGGGCGACCCGGCTCATGATGTTGGCGATGGCTTTCAGCATGGCGGGTCAGACAGAGCCGGGCGGGACGATCTTGGCGAACTTGATGCCGAGGCCGGGCTTCCTCGCGGCGTCCTTGGACGCGAGGTAGCGGTCGGCCTCGATCTGGTCCTTCAGCGGGTGCTGCTCGACGGACTGGCCGTCCACCGACGCCTTTGCGGGCTGCGACGCGCTCTCGCGGATGGCCTGGTCGAGGTTGGGGGCGGGGTCGGGCACGGGTTCACCTCACGGGCCGCACAGCGCGACCTCTAGGTGTCCCCTATGCAGCGGCGGAGCCATCTGCCCGGTTTGGGATGGCATGCAGCCTGTTTGTTCCACCGGTAGAAGTCGTTCACGCCCTTGCACAGACGATGCCCGCGATTGGGCCTCAAGGGCGGTGTTTCCGGACGGCGTGTATTTGCCTTGAGTTTTACGGCCAATAGTCGATACTATTACACGCTATGTCCAAGACCGCACCCGCCCAAGCCGCACTCTCACTGGCACGACGCCTCGGCGTGCTTCGTGTCCGAGATGCCATGTCCGCAGGCATCCACCCGGAGGTCCTGCGGCGACTTGTCGCTGCAGGAAAGCTGACCAAGACCGGACGAGGCATGTACGCCGCGGTTTCGACAGACTCGTCCGAACACGCCAGCCTTGCCCACGCAGCGACGCGGGTGCCGAGCGGTGTAATCTGCCTGCTGTCGGCACTGGCCTACCACGGCATCGGCACACAGATGCCGCACGAGGTCTGGATGATGATCGACACCCGTGCCCACAAGCCCCGGGTGGATCATCCACCGATGCGGTTCGTGCGTGGTTCGGGCTCCACGTTTGAGGCGGGCGTCCGAGAGGTGAAGATCGACGGGCGCAGTGTGCGACTCTTCGAACCGGCCAAGACGGTGGTCGACTGCTTCATCTATCGACGGCACGTTGGTCTTGAGGTCGCGCTCGAGGCACTCCGGGAGTCCCTCCGTCAACGGAGGTGCAAGCCGGCAGAGATCGATCGCTACGCGAGCCTCTGCGGCGTGGCGACGGTCGTTCGCCCGTACCTGGAGGCGATCGCGTGACCAAGCCACAGCCCGATGCGCTCGCGCAGTCGATCAAGCAGCGCCTCATGAACCTCAGCCAGCAGCAGAACGAGCAGTTCAACATCGTGCTCGTCCGCTTTGCCGTCGAACGCTTGCTGTACCGCCTGACTCGCACTCCCCATGCGACGCAGTTCGTGCTCAAAGGGGCCATGCTGTTTGCCGCCTGGTCCGCCCAGCCGCACCGGCCCACACAGGACGTTGATCTGCTGGGCTTCGGGCCGCCCGACGCGGATCGTCTCGTGAGGATCTTCCGGGAGGTATGCGTCGCCGATGTGGAGCCCGATGGTCTGGCGCTCGATGCGGACTCTGTCACGGCGGAGCCCATCCGGAAAGATGCTGTGTACGACGGGCTCCGCGTCCGCCTGCTGGCCCGACTCGGCACAGCTCGCATTCCGATGCAGGTCGACATCGGCTTCGGCGACGTAGTGAGCCCGGAGCCGCGTGAGCTCGCGCTGGGTCCGATGCTCGACCTGCCCGCCCCGCGTCTTCGCACGTATCCACCCGAAACCGTTATCGCCGAGAAGTTCGAGGCGATGCTCGCGCTCGGCATGGCCAACAGCCGGATGAAGGACTATTACGACCTGTGGACGCTCAGTCGCACGATGCGCTTCGAGTTCGAGGCGCTGCGCACAGCGGTGCGTGCCACGGCGGAAAGGCGAAAGACCCCGCTTCCCACTGATCTACCCGTTGGCCTCAGCGATCGGTTTGGTGCCGATGCATCCAAGCAAGCGCAGTGGGGAGCGTTTGTGCGCAGACTCGGAGGCTCTCACGCGGCAATCCCTCTAGGCGATGTGGTCCAGGTGCTTGCTGAGTTCATGCGGCCGTTACTCCGCGCCGGAGAAGCAACGGCTCTGCATTGGCCGCCAGGAGGTCCTTGGCAAGCGGGTCGATGACAACGCGGGGCCGCGTGCGTCGCTCAAGCACCCAGCCGCTCGCTCGTCGTGACACGTCGCCCGCAGTGACGGCACTGCCGCCGACGGCGGATCGTGCCGGTCGGGGTCGCGCGGGTGTAGACCACCTCGAAGTGGCAACAGCCGCAGGTCGGGCAGACGATGCCCTTGGGCTTGGCATCTTGCTTTGGCGGCGGCTTTGCCTTCATCGCGTCCGCTCCTTCAAAGCCGAGAGCTTCAGCCGTGGCCGCGCGACCACCTTCTGGTCCGTGCCGAACAGCACCGCCCCTTCCATCGACGCCGCAACCGCGCAGCCCACGAGGCCGTCCAGCCAGTGGTTGTCGAGCCCTTCGACCCGGAGCTTCCACTCGTCAACCGTGCGGCCCCGCCCCTCGGTGCGCACGCGGTACTCGCTGGTCAGGTGCTCCGAAAGCAGTCGGTGGTGCTCGGGCTTGTGACCGAAGAGGGAGAGCCCGCCCGGGTCGCCCATCGGCACGGCGAGCCGCGCATGCACAAAGGACTTCCAGAAGTTCGTGTCGAAGAGCACGTGCCGCACCGCTCGCTTGCCGGTCACCACAGGCACACGCCAGTTCAGCCCCACGCGCTCGCCACGCTTGCGCTTGTACTCGCTGAAGGGCAGGCTGCTTGCGCCGACGTACCGCCCGTGGCTGGGCGTCAGCACGCTGGCGTGCGGGCTCTGGCGGCAGAACTGGTACACCACGTCCGTTGAGGCCCCCCAGTTGGCGTCGATCAGGCAGCGGTCGATCCGCACCATCGCCCCGTCGTCGCGCCGCCACTCGCGGGCGACGGTCGCGTCGATGAGCCGCTCGAGCCCCGCGTAGATCGCGCCTTCGACGCCGGCGCGGGCCGACGCCGCCCCGAGCGTCCGCTTGATGTCCCGGAGCGTGAAGTACGCCTGCTTCTGGTCGGGCTCCGTGCCGTAGTCGATCACGTGACCCGTGAAGTCGTCCTCCCACACCGCCACGAGGTAGAACAGGGCCTTGCCCTGCACGTCCACGAACATCGTCAGGTGCGAGCAGCCCAGCGGGACCAGCCCGCGGGCGTGCCCGTTCACCTTGGACGCGATCTGGTCGGCGCTGAGCAGATCGTCAGCAACCTCGACCTCGGGGAGCGGCTCGTTCTGGTACTCGGCGAAGAACGCGGCCTCGTTCTGCAGCCGCAGGTTCATCGCGTGCTGCACCGCGGACAGTTCGTCGTGGTTGAACCGCTCCGGCCAGGCGATGACCGCCCCCTCATCCATCGCCGTCCGGTGCTTGCCGTAGAACGCCGTGGCATCAGCGCTCCCGCGATCGGCGCGAAGCCCCTCGGCCCGCACGCGGGCGTACTCGGCCCAGAGCTTCTCGTTCTTGGGGAACGAATAGACCATCTTGGTCCGCTCGCCCTGCCACTGCGGGTGCTTGTCGCGGTCGAGAA